AGCGACCTGACGAAGACTTTGCGGAAACTGGACGGCACGACGGCGAAGACCTTCACGCTGGACAGCAGCACGGCCCCAACCTCGATCACTGAGGCGACATGAACGGAACACCGTCAAGCGTACTGACGATGGGGCTGGGGGCGTGGGGCAGCCCGTCGCTGGTCGTTACGCTGGGATATGGGGTCGGGGCTGCGATTGCAGAGACACCAATCCCCGTCTGGCGTGCGAGGCGACGGCCTGAGACAATGCGGTCTACACGGCCAGACGTGGCACGACCACGCCAGCGGCCTGACACGATGCGAGGGCTCCCCCGATGATTGCGGCAGAAAGAGTACTGGCGAAACACTCAGCCGAGTCTGTGCTGTTCGGTCTGGACTTCGGCCCGCTACTGGCATCAGGTGAGACGCTGTCCGGCGTGACTATCTCGGCCAGCCCTGCGGGATTGACCATCGGCAGCCCGTCCGTCCAGACATCGGCATTCGTCGATGAGTTCACTGGGGCGACGGTGGCGGCCAACGAGGGGGCGAAGGTGCGGATCAGCGGCGGGACGGCTGGCAGCGATTACGTGCTGACGGTGGCGGCGACGACGAGCGGGAGCAACACGCGGATCTTCGTGGCGACATTGCAGGTGAGAGACTCGTGAACATCAGAAACCGAGTGAAGGAACTGCGGTACGTTCCCGCGAGCCAGTTGCAGCCGAACCCGAAGAACTGGCGAACGCACCCAGAGGGACAGCAGAACGCCCTACGCGGCATTCTGGCAGAGGTCGGCATCGCTGGTGCTGTGCTGGCCCGCGAGACCCCAGAGGGTGGCCTGATGCTGATTGACGGGCACCTGCGGGCGGAGACACTGGGCAACGCTGATGTACCAGTGCTGGTGCTGGACGTGAACGAAGCAGAGGCTGACAAGCTGCTGGCGACGATCGACCCCCTCGGGGCAATGGCCGAAGCGGATGCGGACAAGCTGCGGGAACTGCTCGAAGAGGTTGAGACGGCTTCGGAAGCACTCGCGGACATGTTCACCGAGCTGGCTGAAGAAGCGGGGATTCTTGATGGGCCTCGGGAAACAGACGACCCTGAGATTGCCGACTATGAGGCCCCGCCTTCGTCAGGAGTCAGGATGGTGCAGTTGTTTTTGGATGAGTCGAATATCGGCGAATTCCAAGAGGCGTGCACAAAATTGGCGGAAGAGTATTCAACCGAAAACATCACCGACACTGTGCTGGAGGCTGTGAAGCGTGCGAGTGCTGCATTGCAAAACGAAGATTGATGCCGATCACTTGGCAGCAACCAAGCTGACGGAATCGCATTACGACGTGTTGGTTGGCGGGGATGAGCCTTGCGACATCCTGAAACCGGACGGTTCTGTTCTTGTCAAATATCGCCCAGAATGGTTCTCCGAAAGTTTGTGCAAGTCTGTGTTGCCAGCATGTCGGCGCGCTGCCAAGCCTACCGATAATCGCGGAATGGCTGGCGGAAATCCTGACGAAGCAAGGAAACGCGATAATCGTCCGATGGCGATAAAAACAAAAAGCCGATTCCGAATAATAAAAAACGACGGAACTCTCAGCAATACAAATTATGCCGCAGAGGTTAACAGCGGTATTATAGGGTATTTTGATCGCTCCACACGTATGCCATTCTGTCGTCAAACGTCTTTTGTTATTCAAGAGGCGGCCGCATGGAAAAGTTTTCTGCCGTACATTAAACGGGCGGACGAGGGTTTCCGCGAGTTCATGCCGGATCGCTGGGCTGCGCAGCAGAAATGCGCAAGCCGCACGGCGTCAGATTGGGTAATTCCGGAAAGCACGTTCACAACGGTCACAGTCAACAAGAACTTTCAGACCGCTACGCACAAGGACGCCGGCGACCTGCAAGGTGGGTTCGGTGTGATGTCGTGCCTTCGCAACGACAAGTACGACGGGGCATATCTGGTATTCCCCGCTTATCGTGTTGCCGTTGACTTTGCACACAGATGCCTTTGCCTTGCGGACGTTCATGAATGGCACAGCAACACCGGGTTTAAGCAGATGCGATTGGGCCATGAGCGGATCACGTTGGTGTTCTACTACCGGGAAAAGATGTTGCATTGCAAGTCGGCCCAAGATGAGGTGGCTTGGGCCAAGAACCGAAAACGAGGGGAGTCGCTTTCCGGCGACTAATTGAAATGAGCGACATTCACATCTGGATTCCGAGCAAGGGTCGCCCTAATTGTCCGACAGCAAACCTGCTCGCTAAGGCAAACGTTCCCTTCACGGTTGTCGTGGAACCGCAAGATGAGGAAAAATACAAGTGTTGGCCAATTGTAACACTCGACCGTAATGACGGAGGGCTAGTTTTCGTTCGTAATTGGATAAAAGATCGCGCGGGAACAAGCTGGTTCTGGATGCTGGACGACGACATCGAAAATTTTTACCACACCAAAAACAAAAAGAACTATCGTGTTACAGCACACGAGGCGATTCGTGGCGCTGAGCCATTTTTTGTTGAGAACAAAACGATCGGGCAAGCATCGCTGGAGTATCAACAGTATGCATGGAGCGCGAAGAAACTTGTGACGCACGGAGGATATTGTGATGTGGCTGTCTGCATCCATGCCGGACGAACAAAGATGTGCCGATTTAGACCTGAGGTTACATTGAAGGAAGACCGAGACTTCACGCTACAGGTGCTGGCCAATGGCTACCTTACGGCGAGAGTTTGCAAGTATTCTTTCTCTGCCCCAAAAAACGGAAGCAATGCGGGCGGGTTGCAGGCAGAATATGCTGTAGACGGAAGGGAAGCAGCCGCTAGCCTAATGATGTGCAAGTTGTGGCCGGGGGTTTGCACGCCGATCACGAAGGGTGACGGACGCAAAGATGTAAAAATCAACTGGCGTTTCATGTCGCAGTTGTCAAGCAAGTCAACCCAGAGAACAACAAGATGATCCGACCCGCTGACGACAAGCCGCTGAAGGGGGGATTGGGGGGCGGTGCGGGGAATCCCCTCGTGCCGTCGCCAGTGACCCCGCCAGCGAGCCCGGGGGCTGAGATCGACCAACGGACCGCCGGGAAGGACGTGAGGCTTATTGGGGCTGCTGTGCGTCGTGGGTGGGTGGTGACCGATCAGATGCTGGCGGCGATCCCCGTGGCGATGGCGAACCTGGCCCTACGTGGGGAGGATGAGCGGGCAAGGGTCAACGCGGCCCGTGTGTTGGTGGACATGCACGGCCAGAACGATCCAGCCCCAGCGGCAGAGGTCAACGTGGGTGTGAGCGTCAGCGTGGGGGACACAGTCCGGGGGCTTCTGCATGAACAGAACTATCTCGATTACCTGCGCCAGTCCGGCGATCATGGCCAGAACGGCCAGTAACGGGCGATTCCGGATTCCCCGGCACATCGCGGCCATCGATCAGGCAATCATTGACACACTGACGGGGCAGAGTGAGCCGATCCTGCTGATCGAGGCTCCCCCACGGCACGGGAAGAGCGAACTCGTCTCCCGCTTCCTCCCCGCATGGTATCTCGGGGTGTGGCCAGAGCGGCGGGTGATGCTGGCAGCGTATGAAGCCACGTTTGCCCGTTCGTGGGGACGCAAGGCGCGGCAAGTCTTCCACGAGAGCGCTGGCCCGTTGTTCTCGCGTCGGCTGTCGGTCGACAACACAGCGGCGGACGATTGGAGCACGACCGATGGCGGGGGGATGACCACGGCGGGCGTCGGCGGCCCGATGACAGGCCGGGGGGCACATCTTCTGATCATTGATGACCCGGTGAAGAACGCTGAGGAGGCCCTATCGCAGACCACCCGCAATAACCATTGGGATTGGTGGCAGTCGACGGCGAGCACGCGATTGGAGCCCGGGGGGAAGACCATCGGGATCATGACCAGATGGCATGAAGACGACATCTTCGGGCGGCTGCTGAAGGCGGGCGGGGCGATCCGGCGGCTGACGTTGCCAGCGATTGCAGAGGGGGGCGATCCACTCGGTCGGCAGCCGGGGGAGGCCCTCTGGCCTGAGCGATACCCGGCTGACAGGCTGCGGGAGATGCAGGCCCAACGGTCGGA